CATTAAAATAAAACAATGTTATAACATTTGACAGTCGTTTAAGGTACAACTGACAGAACCTATCTCATTTATAGATTGCTTTCACATGCATCGATGAAATCTTTATAGTACACCAATCATTATAATATTCATCTGAAAGAATCGCATCCACAGCAAACATCTCTTTCGCTTCATAATAACTGGCGGATGATCTATTGTCAACAACTTTTAGTATCTCGCGAGAAAAGTTTTCTTTGCCTAAATCTTCAACATCTGCTTTCAGACTTGGAGAAGAACCATAATAGGTCTTCCAATCGCTAGGCTTGCGAATCTTCTTCTTCTTACCCTTTATAGTCTTATATCCAGCCATTGTGAAGAGTTTTTTGCCCAGATATTTTCGACCAGAAACTTTATTTGTGATCAAGTAAACAAATGCAAAATGACCATCAGCCTGTGCATCAGTAAAGGGTTCCCCATCATAGATCCATGGATTTTCATAATCCATTTAACTGTCGAACTCTTCATCTTCGTCGTCTACTTCTTCTGGTGTGAACTGGCTATCAGCATCAACGCCACAAAATGGACAAAACTCAACTTGTATGCCTGGTTCTTTACTAATCAACTTGTATTCTGTTTCACATATAGAACATTCGATCCAATCAATCATTTTGTTTACTCCGTTTTTTCACGAACTTGGAGAAGTCCTTTTCGTCTTCGTAGGGCGTGAGGTCTAGATTTGGTGGTGATAACTTGAGGTTTTCATGATCAAGTTTCTTGACGTATTTATCAACAAACTTGGAATAATCTCTCCAATTGATACCATCACCAACAACCGCGTCATGCTCTACTGCTAACGCAATGTGATGGGCTTCTTGGTATCGAAGCCCAAACACATCTATCAAGGCCTTCTCCACTCTTTCGTGAACAAGGAGGTATTTTGTAATATTTGTACCATTAAAGTTTACGTTTAAGTGTCTATCAATGTAGATGTCTTTACCGTCTTTGGAATAACCAGCGACATAAGGAACATCATACTTGTCGATGATCTTCACGGTCCTACCAATCTCTTTCTGAAAGGCAGGATCGTGAAGCATCGTATGGACACGAAAACTATGAACTTTAGGTAGGGCCATTAATCAATCCAGATAAGTCTTGAAGGGTTTTGATGGAGTCGTCTCTGTAGCAAACTTCGACATATTTATCAATGTCGGTTGACCACTGTTCTCCATCCCACCATTCAAAGCCTTTGAACTGTGACTTGTAGATACCAATATTTCCATAACCAGAACCAATGTAAAGATGAGAATATCCCATCTTCTTGGCTAACTCTACTTCATATGCCACTAAGTGGCGTGAGATAGAAGCTTTTGGTTCTGAGTAGTCCCATGCGGTAAACTGTGTTTCAAGCCCACCGTCATAAGTTGTCATCTTAGAAAATGCAACCAAGTCTCCTGCATTGTTATACACAAGAATCCATGTTGCACGATCTAGATCGATTTCTATTGTATAAATGTCATCGAGGTTACGTCTGGCTGTAAACATACCGAATACGGTACCAACGTCTGACATATCCTCAATCGATTCAACGTGGGTTACTTTATAACCCTTTAGTGGTTTAGTTTTCTTATCGAATAGATTGCAGTCGATACGGACAGAACGTGAGTTATACCACTTATTGTCGTTGATCAACCAACCTTGTTCGAGGGCGTCCACTTCACGCGAGTTTTCCAGGTCTAGTTCTAATTCGTAAACTTGTAAATCGTATTGCGAAACATTACCAAAGATAGGGTGTATCTTGGTTTTCATTTCTTTGTATTAGCTCCTTACGAGTTTGTATGCATTACCTCCGTCATCGTAAAAGCCAAGGACCATTTCAGTAATAGTAAAGCCGTATGCATTATATAAAGACAGAGCCACATCGTTCTCTACTCTACAGTGTAAAGTGAGAGGGGACCATGGTATAGTCTTATTATCGATATAGTGTTGTAAAAGCAGTTTAGAGTATCCTTGCCCGCGGTATTGTGGGTCAATCTCTAAAGTTTCTAGATATTCAGATTGATCTTGATCGTCATCATAGACATAACTTATATAGAAGCCTGCTATATCATCATTGATCTGAAGAACATTGACATTACAACCAAATGATTGGTAGTCTTCAAGTTCATCAATCGTAATCGTGTCTGTTTCAAATGAGGCTTTCTCTATCTCTATCATTCTAGGATAGTCAACCTCGGTTGCTTCACGTATACTTATATAAGTTGTCATAGGGTAAAGTTAGAAAATGTCGTGTCCGTGATATCTTTTTTCACGCCACCAGAAACATAACTGGTGATTTCATCGGTGGTAGCATACCTTATCAACAGTCCCATATTTTTTCCCCGTTTACTTCTTGGCCACGAATCAGAAAGTTGTTTACTAAAGGTGGCATAAGAGTATCCATTTTCTCTGCAATAGTCTCTAAGATCGTTGCTATAAATGAATAAATCTAATCCATCTACGTATAGCAATTTTACGTCCGGACGCTTGTAGTGTTTCTTGCCCCTATTCGCATCGCCTATTTTATTTGCAGTTTCAGTTCCCTTTACGATAACACCAAATCTAGGATTGTTCTCACCAGAACTTTTTTTGCTAATTTTTGTGCGAGTTTCCTTTGTGTGCGTATGTCCTTTGAACCAACCCCCGACAGACAACTGCAAATCGTGTCGTTTTTTTCTTTGTTCTTCTGCGCGGGCCCCGTATATGTCTAGATATGTCTTTCCTTTGTGGTTAGGAGGTCTATTGTCCTCACAGATATTTGTAAGTGTGCCATATTCCTCATATCCTATTCTGCCATATTTTTTTATGAGTGATGACTCGATATCGTAGGCAAGATTTTCGTCTTCAATATTTTGGGCATAAAACTCTATAACAGGATAATATCCCAGTGTCTTTAGTTTTCTTATTTTTGCTGTTTTTCTATTGTTTCCTGATCGAGCAAGTTCATGTTCTGTAAAGTGTGACAATGCTCTATCGTCTTTTCCTTTACCGATATAAAACACTTGATTGTTTCTTGGATCGATCAAACCATAAACGTAGTAACACATATCAGTCTCCTTTATTCTATTTATAAAGACTGTATTATTCACATACGTAATGTGTTCTTCTCGGTGTTCGGTGCCATAACAAAACACATTATATGTACGATGGTCAAGAGTTGGTGTTATGTCTACAAGTTTATCCCCGACATCAAGCACGGAATGCTTGAATGCATGTAAAATATTATGCCCATCTTTTACTATATAATATCCTAATATGGGATTTATCTCACAGTTATTATGACAATTAAACGGCTTATCATTTTCTCTAGGAGATATTACAATTTCTCTAAGTGTTTTCGCGCCTAGAGCCCGAGCAAAAGGTAGACATTCTTCAATATTAGGAATAAAATACATTATAGGGTAAAACTTTTGAACGTTTCTTCAGTTACGTCTTTATTAACTCCGCCAGAAACGTAACTGGTAATCTGCGTTTGTTGCGGCGCTACTTGTACATCAGAACCACTAATCCATTTAGCAGTCCATGGTAGAGGATTAAGACCAGCTTTACCATTTAGACCAATCGTTCCCATACGCTTTGCAGCAATATGATCAACATAATCACAAAGTAGTTGTTCATTAAGACCAATCATAGATCCCTGATGAAAGAGATAGTGTGCCCACTTCTTCTCTTGATCGATAACTCGCTGAAAGATATCAATGGAATCAGCCCGTGTCTCTTCCCGTATTCTCGCAAAGTCTTCATCCTCTTTCGGTAGAATCTTGAGGAGGTTTTGAGTTGAGGCAAGGTGAACGTTCTCGTCGCGGGCAATGAGTTTAATGATCTTAGCATTGCCCTCCATTTTCTTGACTTCAGCAAATGCCCAAGAGCATGCGAATGAGACATAGAATCTAACTCCTTCTAATGCATTGACAGCATTGAGACATAGCCATAATGCTTTCTTGTGATCATATCGATACTTTGGCGTATAACCATATTCTGATTCTGGACAACCAAGTGTATTGTTTAGAGTAATCAAATCATCATAATACTTGCTGATATCACCAGCACAGTCTAAGATTTCTGGGATGTTGAGCATCTCATCGAATACTCTACTTGGATCACTGTATACATTGCGAATGATGTGAGTGTACGATCTACTATGAATCGTCTCACTAAACGCCCAAGTTTGGATCCAGGTCTCCAACTCTGGTAGCGAACACACAGGGAGGAAAGCAAGCGAAGGAGCCCGACCTTGTACAGAATCAAGTAGAATCTGACGCTTAAGGTTCGAGGTAAAAATGTGTTTTTCATGGTCATTTAGTGCCTTGAAGTCTTTGCCATCACGAGACAGATCAACTTCTTCTGGTCGCCAAAAGAAACCAAGTTGTTTATCAGTTAGTTTTTCGAAGATTGGATAGCGTTGTTTGTCATATCTAGCGATGTTTACATTCTCACCAAAGAAGCAAGTCTGTTGTGTTGCGTCAAATCGATTTTTATTGAATACTGACATCGCTTTCGTCTATCCATTCTACTTGATTTGCAGGAAAAGTTTGTCGCCAAACATGAGTTTCATCTTTTAAAACAAAGTCAATATCGATCCAGTAACGCATAATAAAAACTCCTTAAATAGTGCAACTATCACATTGTTCATCATCAACTTTACCTGGTGATAGTGAATCTTCAATCTCACCAGACTGATCATTGGTATTAAAATAATATAGGGTTTTGCCTCCGAGTTTGTAATGCATCAACAAGTGCCCGATCATTTCAGACAAAGGAATCTTACCATCTGGATAGTGCGCTGGATTGTAGGAGGTGTTCACGGAGATAGCTTGATCAACAAACTTCTGTAGAACTGCCATGATCTTCAGATAACCTTCTGGTGACTTCTGGTCCCACAGTAGTTCATACTTATTCTTTAGTTTCTTGATATCAGGAACAACCTGCTTTAGAACACCGTCTTTACTCTGCTTGATTGATACCAACGCACGAGGAGGCTCAATACCATTCGTTGAATTTGAAATTTGTGCCGATGTCTCTGCCGGCATTAGAGCCATCAAAGTCGAGTTACGAATACCAACTGTAGCTGCGCGAAGAGCAAGGCTATCCCAATCCATCTTATAGTTTGGTTGAACTATCTCGTCAACTTCCTTCTTGTACGTATCAATAGGCAAGATACCACTTGAGTAAAGCGTATCAGCATGCTTAGGACATGGATTTACTTCTTCTGCCAGGTCGACCGAGGCTTTGATAAGATAGTAACTCCATGCTTCAGCATATTCGTGCACAAGATCGAGATTTGGATTAGAGTAATTGCTATCATTACGAGCCAACCAATAAGCAAAATTAATGATGCCGATGCCAAGAGGACGACGGTTGCGAGTACCAATCTCAGCGGCTCTAACAGGATAGTCCTGATAATCCAGTAGGGCATCCAAAGCGCGTACAGCAATGGTGCATGGCTTTTCGAAGTCAGCTGGCTTTCTAATCTTTCCCCAATTAATCGCACTTAACGTACACAACGATATTTCACCTTGTTCATCATTAATATCCTTTAGTGGTGTTGTGGGAAGGGTGATCTCACAGTTATGTACTAGAATACCATTAGCAAAGAAGTTTGAGTTCTTTTCCACCTCAATATCATATACATCTTCTGTTTGATCCAGATATTCAATACTTAACATGTTTTCTTTTACCTTCTAATACAATAACTTTGGTATTTTTATTGTGACTGGATTTACCTAGATTTGCTTGACGTAACTTATCACGATGTTCTTCTGATCTAAAGAATGGATTATACGACATACCTGATTTTTCTTCAATGATTTTTATCATGTTCTCATATTTACCATTAAATCTAAATGGTCTAAATGATTTAGGAAATCTAATGTCTCGCTTTTTACATTCTTCTACTAAAGCTGAATGTCCAACGATTCTACCTAAATCATAAAATACTTGTATGGCAATATCAACCAAATCATCATTAGTGTATTTTGTGCTATTTCCGTTTTTTATCCCATCTGATCTTATTTTCATTAATGAAAGCCACTGTGAGTATTTTTCATCGGGAACAATCCATCCACCACAACCGCCTGGCTTAGCATTATATCCAAACTTATTATCCATCAGAAAAAGTTCTTTTATATAACGTTCTTCTGTTCTTTTACATTCTTCAACATCATCAGACTCAAAGAGAATCTCTAAAGTCCAATCGTCCACACCATATTTGCGAATAGCAGAATGAAATCTAAACTTACTGCCCTGTCTAACAGAAGATTGGTGAGCTTTCCATCTTTGATCTAAATTTCTAACAGTGTAACCGACATAACCTTTACCATTTGTTTTATTTGTTATTTTATATACAATAGCCATAAAATGTTTCCTAATAGTAGGTTTAGTTGTTTCATGACTATTTATATATTTTACTTTTTAGAGATTATTCTATTAACAGTTGATCTGTTTCTAGCAAGTCTTTAGCCTCAACATATCCTCTATTTTTTGTGTATACTCGATGGTCGGGAGTACAAACAATAGAGTTTCCGGTTTCCATGTCTGTGATACGCATGACCTTCGCGCCTTCTCTGGTTTTCAATGAAGCATTGATATTCTTGAACTCATTTTTGCCCGTCTTGATATTTCTACTATAAACTTTATCACCAACTACAGCATCTTTCAGCTTAATATCTTCTATAGAACCATCAGAATGCTCAACCGTAATCCAAGTATCTCCGCTAAGGCAGCAGAGATTGCTCATCTTGATCAATGCCTTCTTCTTATCAAATGAACCATGATCGTTAGCATGGTCAACATTCATCAGATAGATTCGACCAGTATCCTTTCTTTCTTGCATGAAAGCTGAGAATAGATCAATCGCAGGAATAGACTTCTTTCTGATTTTTGGATTGCGTTCGTATTTCTCATAGAGACTACGAAACTTGTCATTATCATTAAAGAAACATTCATACAGATCAGGCACATCAGAAGGCGAGAATAGAGTGATTACACCACCAGATAGAAGTCGTTCGTACATCACCTTATTGAACTGAACGCCATAGTCCATATGTCGAATACGATTGTCTTCAGTGCCCTTATTGTTCTTAAGAACTAGAAGTTCTTCAACTTCAAGATGCCAAAGAGGATAGTAGATGGTTGCTGCACCACCTCTTACGCCACCCTGCGAACACGATTTAACAGCAGATTGAAAATGTTTCCAGAATGGTACAACGCCAGTATGAACAGCATCCCCACCGCGAATGGGAGAGCCAATAGCCCTAATGCGACCACCGCCGATTCCGATTCCAGCTTTCTGAGAAACGTACTTAACGATTGCAGACGATGTGGCATTAATCGAGTCGAGAGAATCATCCGACTCAATAAGCACGCAAGAACTAAACTGACGCTGAGGAGAACGAACTCCAGCCATAATAGGAGTAGGCAAGCTAATGTCAAATGTAGAGATAGCATCATATAGTTCCTTTACCCACTTGATACGGTCATTCTTGTAGTTTTGAAACAATGTCATGGCGATCAACATGAATGCCATCTGAGGCGTTTCATAGAACTGACCAGTAACACGATTCTTGATTAGATACTTACCACGAAACTGCTCCATAGCAGCATAGGTAAGAAGATTGTCACGATCATGGTCGATGTAGTTGGAAAGTTCAATCCACTCTTCATCTGAATATGAATCATCTAGTTCCTTGTCATAATAACCAGCATTTTTTACGGTCCCATAATGAACAAATAATGATACAGGTTCATAATGTCCATACACTTCCTTACGCAACTGATAGTTGATTAGACGACCAGCAACGTATTGATAGTTAGGTGTTTCTTCAGAGATAAGATCAGCCGCGGCTTTGATCAGTGTTTCTTGAATGTCCTTGGACGTGATGCCATTGTGAAACTGAATCTTTGTTTTGATTTCAAGTTCTGATACAGATACACCAGAAAGCCCTTCACACGCAAACTGACATACACGATGGAACTTGTTTA